CTGACGGAGATACTGGGCGTGGAAGTACATGGCCCGCTCGACCCCGTCCTGTAGACCCCTGGCCGTGACCGACAACGACGAATCGCTGGTGGCCTTGTCGAGCCGCTTGGCCTCGGCCGTCTCTGCCGACCGCTTCTGCGGTGCGAGCATCGCCAGCCCAAGCGCGCCCATCTCGCTTTTCAGGTTCTCGAGCGCGTTCTGGCAGTCGGATAGCGCATTCCCGCTGTGAGACACATACTCGGCCTTGGCCGACGGGTCGCGGGACACCAACGCGGTGTTCGCTCCGATCGTCAACGCGCCCTTCGGGTTGCCCTGGTCGTCGCGCTCGACCTCGTGGCCGGCGAGGTGCAGGAACCCGACGCACGTCTTGTACCGCGAGAACGCCTCGTCAGAGGCTTGCTGGTAGTGCGCGACGTTCAGGTACGCGAGATCGAGCAGCGGCGGATCGGAGTCGAGGATGCCACGGCGTCCCGAAGTCGTGATCTCGGCCAACGGGATCTCGTTCTGGTTCCCGTAGATCCCCGCGTCCACCACCTGCACCCGGTTGTCCGACGTGACCTCGAGCAGCCGGTACCCGACAATCCCCATCTCCCGGTAGAGCACGCGGTAGCGGATCTGCTCGACCTCACCGAACTCACCGTCGGGCACGTAGTGGCACTCGCGGAGCACCACCTGAGTCAGCACGGTTCTCCCGTTCTCGACCGCGGTGCGCCACGAGAGGATGTTCTGCTTGAGGATCGGTACCCAGTACGGGCGGATCACCCACTCGTCGGCGGCTGACTGGGTGCCCCCTGTCGCGGGGAACTCCACGAGGATGCACGTATGGCCGTCGATCAGCGCGTCGATCATCCGGTCCCGCAGGAACACGTCGCCGTGCGTGCCCGCGTTGTCGATGTTCTCCCATTGCTCGAGGAACGGTGCGGGCACGTCCTTGCCCAAGATCGGGTCCTCGGAGAACACCAAGCCGGTCAGCCCCTCCACGGTGCGGCGGTAGGCGTTGAAGAACACGCTACGCTGTAGCCGCTCGTTGTAGGCTTCCAAGTCCTCGCCTGGGGCCTGGGGCAGATACCGCGTGCCCGCGCCCTTCACCGACTCGTTGCCGCCCCAGAGATCGCGGCACCGTTCGACGCCCGGACCCTGGCGCTTGGCCGCACGGCTCGGGGTCGAAGGCAGGTCCTTCTCGGTCTTTGGGAGAGCTGCGAGCGCCTGACCCTCGGGCCGGAGCGGACCCGCACCCGGGACGTTACCGTATTCGGCCATCGTGTTAGATCCTCATCTTGAGCAGGACGGGTGCGTTGTCCGTGAGCGGGAACCGATATTCGACGTAGTAGCCGAGCGCGTCCGAGATGTGGGTCAGCATCGGGTCGGCCTTCTTGTCCAACTCGCCCGATCCGCCCTTGAGGGTCCGCACGCCATCCAAGTCGCGGACGACGTGTTCAGCGGTCACCGGATCGACCATCAACCGGATCGTACCGTCCATAGAACAGGCTCGTGAGTTCACGGCATTGACGCGAGCGCGTTCTGCTGGGTTTTCGCTCTTGACATGGCAGACCAACCGGGTGCCGAACCCCCGCATCCCCGATTGTGGGTCGCCGTTGCGTAGGATCCGCTCGACCAGCTCCCAGTCGGAGCCCTCGACCTTCGCCGTCCCTCTGGACCCTCCGGTCGCGTCGCCGTAGACCTCCACGCGCCCCTCGTGCTTCCCCCAGTCCTGCAAGATCCGCCGGCAGACCGCGGGCGTGTTGCTATTGCTCGGGATCCAGACTTCACCGATCACCGCCGTACCGATCGGCTCACCCGGCAGCGGTAGCGGCAACTCCTGGGCAATCGCCGCGACCCCCGGTGCCACGTTGTAGTCCAGGCAGACGATCAGCGGTTGGCGCGGGTTGTAGCGGTCCCTGAGTCGTGCCTTGTTCGCGTCCGTGAACGAGTAGTAAGCGCGCCCCTCGAAGTTGACGAAGCTGGCCTCGTACTCCTGCTGGTAGGTCAGCGGGTCTAGGTCCCGCTTCGCCGCCTCGATCTCCTCCTCGGGCAACACCTCTGCGGACCGCCAGGTGAACGCGCCCCACTCGCTGTCCGCGCCCTTCTCGAGCATCTCAGCGCGAGCCCGCTCATACGTCTCGTAGTAGTGGTTGCGACCCTCGGGTACGCCGATCAGATCGCACCAGCCCTTACGATCGGACAGCGCGGGACGGACGTTCTCGCCCCACGCCTTGGGCTTCATGTTCGCGTACTCATCGAGCACCCCACCGTCCCACGGCGAGCCCTCGATACGCTCCGGCTTATCGAGGCCGAGCACCCAGATCTCCGCGAGCGGCAGACGGATCACTAACTCGGTTTCGGACGGCTTCCCGCGCCACCACGGCTTGGTCAGCTTCTTCAGGTCCTCCCAGTAGATCCGCTTGGCCTGGTCGCGGGTCGGTGCCGCAGCGAAGAAGCGGGCGGTGTCGCTGTGCGTCACGCCGTGCAGCGCCAACGCACGCTTGACCAGCTTCCGCTTCGCACGCTCCGTCTTGCCCGACCTTCGGCCCGCAGGCACGACGTTGAACCGATGGGGCGACCGGACGTAGCCCATCTGCTGCTCGACCTTCCGCAGCGGATACCAGCGCGCGGGCAGGCTCATTCACCATCCGCCCCGTCCATCTCGCGCACAGCCTCGAGGAGTCGCTTGGCCTCGGCGGTCGCGTCGAGCTCGTCGCCGTCCGGCTTGTCCCGCCACCCCATCCGGTTCTTCATCCACCAGATGATCGAGGTCGGATCGGGCGGGAAGTACTTGTCTTGCTTCCTGAACCCGATGCAGCGCCGGTAGAGCGCGTTCATCACCTTGAGATCCGCGGCCCGCTTGCCCTCGCGGGTCGCCCTGGCGAACTCCGGGTACTCGTTCCGCCAGTTGATGACGGTGTTCCGCACGACTCCAAAGAAGTCGGCCAAGTCCTCGTCCGTCGCCCCCAACAGGCACAGCTTGCGCGCCTGTTTGGCGAACTCGGGCTGGTACTTGGTTTCCCCTATGGGCATCGTACTCCGTGCTGCGGTTCACTTTGCGCCACAAAGACTATAAGACGAGTGTCGTTATCGTTCCACGCCGGGAGTCTAACCCAGGTCCTCGATCGCCAAGCGCAGGGCTTCCGCGTTCCGCTCCGCGCTCCGCAGATCGTTCGTCTGTAACTGGAGCAGGCGGGGCTGTAGATCCTCGGCTACGGGGCACCCACCGATCGGTGCGAGGTGCCGGAACGCTGGCTCGTGGTAGGTCAGCCGCCACGCCGCATAGGGCCGCTCGCCCCCGTGCTCCACCACCCGGTCCGCCAGCGCGATCGCACGTTCTGGTGTGTCCACCGCCACCGCATATGCCCAGTAGTCGTGGGTCCACCCGGTCGGGACGTACTGCGGGGTCAGCCACTCGCAACTGGCAACCACTTGCCGGTAGAGATCGGCGCACTCCAGTCGCGCCCGCTTCCACACGTCAACCCACAGCGCGCCGGTCAGGTGCTCGCGCTCCAGCACGGCCGCCACACCTTCGCGGGCCACGATGTCACTCATCCGGTAGTTCCAGCCAAGCGTGTGATGTCGCTCGTAGGTCGGGCTCTTGAGGACCGCCGGGTCGATCCGCGGTTGGTCGGCTCGCATCCTGTACCCGAGGCTCGAGAAGGACCGGGCTTCTTGGGCCGCGCCTTCGTCGTCGGTCACCAAGACGCCCCCCTCGCCCAGCGGGAGGATTTTTGAAGCCTGCAAGCTATACGACGTGAATAGCGCGTTACCGTGGGGCCTGAGCGTCTGTGCGGCATCGTCCACCGTGACACCAGCCCGGTCTGCTGGGGCGTCTGGGTAGTGGATCCCGTACAGGGACACAGGCACATACGCCGCTGCCCGTTCCTTGGGCGGGCGCATTAGCCATGTCGCGGGGTCAACATCTTGGAACACCGGCCGACCGCCCGCGTGGAGCACCGCTATGGTGGTCGCAGCCATAGTCAGGGGCGGGACCGCAACATCTGCCACGTCCACGCCGATAACAGCCAGCGCCGTGTGGATCGTCGCCGTCCCGTTGCAGAGAGCGATTCCGTATCGTGCTCCCACGTAGTCCGCGAAGGCTCGTTCGAACTGGGCTACAGCGGCTCCGTTCTTCACGCCCCGTACCTCTTGCACGCGGCCTCATAGTCAGCCTGAGTGTCGATCGTCCAGACCTCCCCGACGGGGGGGCGAGGCGGTGGGGTAGGGAAGATCGCGTGGGTGATGTGCTCGCGGTGCGGTGAGTCGAACGGGGTGCTGGCCTGGGCCGCGTCCAGCATCGCCAGCGTGAAGGCTTCCGCGCCCTGCTCGACGGGTAGGCGCTCCCCGTCCACCACCCGCATCACCGCAACGAGATCCTTGAACGGATCGTCGGGGGTCCACCGCACGATCACAGAGTCAGGGTGCCAGCGATAGAGGTGCGCGCACTCCCAGAACCGGCCGAGTACGTCGGTTTCCGGTCCACGGTAGGCGAACACCTTGGCACCGATCCTCCGCAGCTCGTCACC